GATTAGAGTTTACTGTCTGATTAGCGTCACCTTGGTTTAAGGCGAGTAGGTTCTGTTGGGCTTTGTCAGCATCTAGTTGAGTGGTTGGTACTTCGTAAGGTGAGATAGAAGCGACTGAGCCGGGAGTAGCTTTTACTACCCCGCTACCACCATTAGCGATTGAGTTAGCTGTCCCACTGATAACTCGCCCATCTCTGGTTAGTACCTTTCTAGTGCTTTTTTTAACTGATGTTGTCATATTATTGGAAATGAGTTATTACTACACAAATACCAGCTCCACCTGCTCCACCTGCTCCACCTGTCGCCACCTCAGAGGAACCACCGCCGCCGCCGCCGCCACCGTAATTACCCCCTGCTCCACCAGCATAACCATTTCCACTCTCTATTTTACCACCTCCACCGCCGCCGCCAGTCCCTCCTTTGGGAGAATTAGCTGTCACCGATGTTCCTGCCCCTCCATTAGATCCATTACCAGCTGTTCCTCCTTCCCTTGTTATTGCGCCTGATATCGAACCACCTGCTCCACCAGCACGAGGTGTTAAAGAGTTGTTTCCACCCCCTTGCCCACCACCTGTTGGTATCTCAGATACTCCTGCAACAGCGGCTTGTCCTGCTACATTTGCCCCAGAAGTTCCACCTCCCATACCAGCAGTTGTTGTAGAACCTAATAGGTACATAGCTTCCATAATCGCATTTTTTGCAACAGAAACTCCTGGAGCCGCCGACGTTACTGGAGCCAACCCAGCTGTTCCTCCAGCGGCGGTAACTAAACTACCGAAGGTTGTATTAACACCAACTGTACCAGCTGTCGCTGTGCTGGTTGCGCTACCAGCTCCGCCAGCTCCGCCATTACCTACCGTTACTGCTTCTGTTGCCCCTGCCTGGGATGCCTCAATTCTCACTGAGACATATTGCCCAGCTCCACCACCAGCACCGCCTGTTGCCGTTCCACCCGCACAACCACCGCCACCGCCACCACCTGAGCCGATTGCAATAACTTCCATCCAACTTGCACCAGCGGGCTTTGTCCATGTGCCAGATGCTAAAAACACTTCTGTAAGACTCAATCCTTGTTGTGTAACAAACTTATTAGAACTTGATGGTGTACCACCATTGCCAGCTAAAGCTGCTTTCTCATTAGTTGAAACTGTCTGAGGATTTCTTGGAATAATCAACAATTTAGTCGTACTTAACGCTAAACCAATTACCTGTGAAGTTGTCCCAGCACTAGCTGAAATCGCCCCCGCCGTGTTTCCTGCGTAATACAAAGCCCCAGCGGTTAAGCCGGTAGTTGTCCATGTACCAGCGATTTGGATACCGCCAGTGATAGCGACACCGTTTGAACCAGTACCGAGAGCGATACCAAGTTGTACGCCTTCGATAGTAGCGGCTGTATCGGCATCGGTTAAATACCATTCTTGGTCTGAGGTTTTGAAATACACTAAGTTACCAGCGACAATCGCCTCGCCTCCGTTACCAGCGCAAGTCATGTTGTCGAAAGAGACAGTACCGCCTGTTACAATATCCAGCACATACCCTACCGTAGCTAAGTCTTTGCGGTCTGAGAGAGTTGGTTCAGCGTCGTAGCCGATAGGGGATGAGCCGTCCAAATCGACTTGTCCTCGTAAAATATCCGCTACACGTTGAATAGTAGCAAAGTCAGTAATAATACAGCCTGTACCCACTCTGTGCGCTCGTACAGCCCCTGAGGTCTCTACGCCTTGGCGTGATACGTTATAGACTGCGGTCACGTCTGTGCCGTTAAGTTGTCCGATTAGATATTCTTTGTTGGTTGAGCCGTTGTCTAAGGTAAAGCAATATTTACCAGCAGGGAGAGCTACACCATCATCATCATTAGCCGATGAGACTGAAAAAGAAGTCCCACCGATAGCGATAGCGGTTGAGAGTTGAAGCTCGACATCAGCATAGGCCAGTGGTATACGATTTGACATAGATATTTATATTATAACATTTAATATGGTTAAAGTGTTCTCCTTTTTTTGCCCCTTTGCTCGAATTACAACTTTTACAAAGAGGTTGAATATTATCAATACCATTACTCCCTCCTTTGGATAGAGGAATAATATGGTCTCTAGTCAGACTAATTTCTGGTTCTTCTCGTAGACAACCTAGGCACATATAACCACAAACTTTTTTAACTATTTCCCATTCATCTTCCGTGAATTGTTCTTTTGATTTAGCTTTTAACGACCTTCTATTATTTTCATGTATAGCAGAGTATCCTTTCTTTAGTGAAACCCCACCAAGCCATCGTGGATTATTATCCAATGACCTTGGAATACAGTTACTACAATAGACAATATTCGGTTCAGAAGTTTCACCATTACAAACTTTACATGTTCCTTTTTGTCTTACTTGGTTTTTAGTCTTTGTTTCACATATTCCATTTCTTGATTCTATGTAACTCTCAATCCTACCTTCGTTGGAACATTCTTTAGAGCAGTAAAAATTCATTCCTCTATTCTCTAAATAGGCTATTCTACTTGGCCAAATCTCTTTCTCTCTATTACAAAGGGTACATCTAGCCACTATCGTTTTTCGTTTTGATTGGTAACAACATTCTCTTGAGCAGTTTTTTCCTCTTCCAGAGTTAATCTTACCAGTCGTTGTTAAGAAAGGTTCGTTACAAGTTACACAGTTTGTTTTGATAAGTTTCATAACACGTTTAAGGGTTATCTTGGTTAGTGATTGTGCCATCAAGAGACACGTTTTGTTGGCTTCGGTACTTCTTTGGCATCCGTTTATCGAATAATCTAATATCGTTATCACTCATGTAGTTGAGAGCCACGTAGCCGATACCAGTAGCGACAAACTTCACATTGCGCTTGCGGTATTTAGCTGTTGAAAACTTTAGCTCACAGTAAAACTGATACACCGATATTGTGTCATCACCGCCGATAGTGCCTGAGCCGATTAGGGTAGTACCGCAAGCGTATGAAGTACCGTAATCAACATACTCGCCAGTTCCTAAAATAGTACCAGCTTGAATATAATCATCTTTATCAGTCGATACCCACACTTGTAATATTTGGTCTGGGGCAATCAGTCCTTTGTACCTCCATCGCTTACACTTCTTTAATCTTTCCGTACCATACAGTTCACCACGGGAAATCCAGTAGTTATCTATGGCTAGGCCATTGTCATCAAAGCCAGTAAATAGTTCGTAGGTAGTCTGAGATACAGGGTCACCGCCGTATAAGTAACCATTAGCCTTGGAGAAAGTACGCACCCCATAATAAGTGACTGAGACTGTATCGGTTACTGTATCCGCTAAAATCAAGCGATTATTCTCTGTGCTATCTTCGGTACAAGCTATCAACGCATAAGTGTCCCATGAATCGATACACACATCGGTATAGCCGTATTTAGTCCAGTCAAAGTGTTCAAAGAGAGGCTTGGTGTAGAAATTATCACCCATGGTATTTTGTTTGAGTATTTGGATTCTTGGATTAGTTGGATTCGCTGTATCCATGAAAATAATACCAGCACTGGTACTAATAGCTGAGCGTAGGGTCTTGATACCAATATCAGTTCGGAATAGGATGTTAGTAGGGCTTACATCTGCCAAGTCTAAGGTAAATTGATAAGCTGAGTTAGCTTTCATCGAGAAGTATGAGCCAGCTAGCGGTAACACTGTCTTAATCGCATCGCCTCCAATATCTTGACGGACAATAAAACCTTCACCAGCTAGTCGAGTGGCCGACTTAGAGAAGTCCAACACTCCTTTTACGGTACTGTCCTCCCACTGATAAGTAGCTGTACCGGCTCCAGTTTGCCCTGTGATGGTAAAAGCGCCAGTCGTGTAGTTAATTGTTCCTGTGCCACTAATAGAACCTACTAACACGCCGTTATAGTTGTCAGTAAAGACTTCACCAGAGGATGTGTCAGTGATAACTACAGCGAAACAAGTCCGCCTTGCACCACCCGCTTTAAAAGCTAAAGTACCTGATTCAACCGCTGTCACGGCTTCACCAGTGATTGTAGTGTAGACGGTACTGTTTTGAGCATCGATATACGAGCCATAAAGTCCAGTCGGGTCTTTAGTTACTCCCCATAAAAAGGTTCGCCCCTTGTCTATCAAGCCATAACCTTTAAAGTTTTTGGTGGATAGGTACATATCAGTGTAACTAGCTGGATTGGCAGTAGCAATTTTATACAGTCCAGTCGGAGACATGATGAAAACAAACGCTCCAGCGAGTGAGGTATAGTTTGAGAAAGTAACATCGCCAGCGGTAAGTCCAGTGATCACGTCGGTCCAAGTCGCCACGTTTAAATACTGGATTTTTGTCTCGACCTTACGAAATCGGACAACCGTACCGTCTACTTTATAACCAGTGTGTTCACCGTAGTTTTTACCAGCCGCACCGTTACCACCGATTGACTGCCTGCCCCTCATCAATTCAATGGCTCCACCACTGGTATTTATCCAGTTCATTGCGCTAGAAGCAGCGTCTTTAGGGATAATCTCATCGTTTAAAACATTATGGATTCCTTTTGAAAAAGCACCGATGACGTGTTCCATACTATAGGTATGCTAACTTAGTTTCAGCATCTTCTTGGGCTAGGTCTGCTAGTTTTTTATCAAACATCGCTTGGTTTTCTTTTTGATAGGATAGTGCTTTGTCTGTTTGTTCAATCGGGCTGAACTTAGCGGCCATACCGTAAGCGATAATCTCATTCTTGGTGGTAAAGAGGGGGCTGGTACTAGCAGTAATATCGGCTGGTATTTTTTTATAGTCGTATTCTACTGTTTTTACTGTGGTTGGTTGGAGAGTGAAGACTAAACGACTATTGACTGTATCGATGTAGCAGAATCCGTCAGTATTTAAGTAGTTGCGCTTTTCTGCTTGAGAGATAATCCGGTAAGGAGTTAGTGTTGTTCCTACTAATACCACTGCTACGTTAGCAAAGTTAGCGTATGAGCTTGGTCGATAGCCACTTGGTACACCCATATTGTTAAATGTTCCACTACTTAAGCCTGAATAGTTAGGTAGGATTGATTTGAAGTCTGACGGTAGCTCGATATATGGTACAGAGACACTGGTAGAGCCTGAAAATGACGATTTGAGCCATTCCCACGGTCTATCGTCACATATCTCGTGATACACCTCATTAGCTAGTGCTAGAGCCTCACTGGTGGACAGTTCCGATGAGTCATCGACTTGAAGAGTAAAGCGTGAAATTATTTGAGTACCAGTCATAAATATATTGTTAATGTTGCTATCCCCACTCCCAGAAGGAGCAGAGGAGAAACACTAAGCACTAGGCATTAGCAATCTTAACGTCAAGAAAGTACTGACTTCCGTCGGTGAATGTCTTAACAGCTGCAACAACGTCTGTGAAGATGTTAGTTGTAAGCTGTTTAGCTTCTTCGCGCATCTCAACTTCTGGATTGTCTTGGATAGCGACGTCGATAGCACCTTTTTGCCCGTAGTAACAGTGAACAAAGTTAGTTGACCATGACACATTTGTTTGGGTCTCTGAAAGAGTCAAACGACTTGAGCCAGTTCCAACAATTGTCAATACAGTTGCTGAAGTAGCTGTAGCAGCTAGTCGCAATGTATCAGTAATCTTAACTTGGTCAGCAGCTGATAGGGCAACACCTTGAGCAGTGGTAGTTCCTGGTGTATTGATGAGGGCAGCAAGGTTGGTGATAGTTGCTGCTGCGTTAGCACCAATAAGTACGTTACCAGCTGTGGCACCAAGTGTAGTCATAGTTGTAAATACAACACCACCGATAGTGATAGTTTGTGTATCTCCAAAGGCACCAGCTGAGAGCAAAGTTGCTTCACCAGTTAGGTTGTTTGAGACATAAACTTCAGCGCCACCGATGTTACCAGAAAATCCGTTCTTGAAAGTAGTACCTTCGTTTGAAAGTTCCTTTCCAATTGGGAATTGTCCGATAGCTGACAAACTGTATGGGTCCAGTACCCAACATAGGTTAGTCATTGGAGCGTTGTTTGCAAATAACTTAGCGTAAACTTGCATTACCATTTGCGGTACAGTTGTACTTGATAGGGTAATCGGAGTTCCGTTAGCGTCTGAAGTGGTCAAGTTACCAGTGTCGAAAGCTGCGAAAGCGTTACGTGTTTCACCAAGAATAGTAGCGTCTAGGTATGTTGCAACCTTGATAGCTACGTTCTTTCCAGCCACCATAGCTGGATTAAGTGGGCCAGCTTGGATTTTCTCCAAACGTGCGATTGGGAACACAGCACCAACTTGTACGTTGATGGTCATGTTTTGTTCTGAGTCTGTTACTGGGTCGATTGTTCGGTCAGTAAGGTTTGAGAAAGAACGAACACGTACTGCTGAGAGGTCAAGAGAGAAACGGGTAACAGTGTCACCAAATTTCATTCCTGGTTCATAACGAGTGTTCGCAATCTTTAGTCCTACTAGTGCTTTGCTGAGGATGTCTTGGTAACGCAAGATAAACTCGGTCTTAAAATCTGTAAGTGCCATGTTAAAGTGATTATTTAGATAATTCCGTTATCCGTTATCACAGATGGCTATTGGTTACCGCCCGAGAGCGTCGAGTTTGTCAAAGTAAGCCTTCCGAGTGTCGGGGTTAGCTAAGATTTGACTACGTTGCTCTGGTGTAATTTTATCAATATCCACATTGCGTTCGACTGTATCGGCACTTATTCTCATGTCATTTTCGGTTGTGGCCTTGCCAGTGTTGCCACTTGGGTAGATTTTTTGAATCAAATCAACCAATGGAGTGTTGTTGTACTGGGGAGTGAGCGCAAGAGTTTTTATAATCTCTTTATCTACACCTTTTGCGTCTGGGTTTGAGGCCAGGGCTTGTTCGTAGATTGCGTCAAACTTTGTATCAAAGTCTTTCTGCTTGCGTTCATTGGTCTGACTTTCGATGATTGGTGAATATTTAGCCTCTACTTCTGCTACGGCAATCTCAATAATTGAGGCGATAGCGTCGGGGTCGGTATCGGGGTATTTCTCAGTAAAAGCTTTAATAGTTGCTTTCTCTTCCTTTTTTGTTTGGGGTCGAGTAGCTTCTTTTAAGTCTCGCTTGAGTTCCTTTGCTTCATCCTTGAGAGATAAATAAACACTAAGTGGTACAGTCTCGTCTTTCTTTGGGGCTGGTGCTTCTGGTACTATTTCTGCTTCGATGGCATTGATAGAACCTTCGGCTGGAGCGATTGTTTCCGCTTCGGGAGTTACTGTGGTTTCATCCATAGTTTATACATTTTTAAGTAGATGCCCTACTAGTCATTAGTATCTCTTGCGAGCCAGCTGTACTTGCCGGAAAAAGTTTATAGTCCTCACGACTTGTTCTGCTAATATTATACCACGACTTAATTCGATAGTATGTCTCACGTGCAACCTAACGGAAAATCACACGCAAGACACACCACCCAATTAGGTGATGTGCTGGCCAGCTTCTTTCACTGCTTGTTCCAACTGATTAGATATTTCCTCCTCGGCGGCAATGTCCTGAAACTCAGCCAACAGGTCGATGTTGGCTTTGTACTTAGCTAAGTGCGCTAATAGAAAGTCTAAGGTAGGGTTTTCTGCACTGTACATTTTGTTTAATGCGCTAGCGCAGTTACTAACTAGCCTGTCGAGCATGGCCTTGCCTCCGTCTGACTTAAATAATATTTTTAAGTCTTGGATTCTATCTAGTTCATCAGCAAGAATCTCCACTGTTTCAGTCGAGATACCTGTTTGATTTTTGATTTCTTTAGCTGTTCTTTTCATTTAGAGCTTGGATAGCTACCTCGGCCAACACTTCATTTTTGTATTGATTTTCTAAGTCGGTAACTTTTAGTTGGTTTTCAATCAAGGCTAGTTCCGCTTCAAACAATTCCTTCATATCCTCATGTCCCTTGATTTCCACTTGTTTATCAGCGATTAGTTTATCTAGTTGTCCGATGGTTCGATACACATCGTACAAAGTGAAAGTACTAGCTGTTTCTTGAATCTTGGCAATCTGTCGCTTGATTGGTGATACTGCTGGAGCGTCTGCTTCTGGTTCAACAAACTCGTATTTAGGGACTTGTAGTTCCATCTCCTTCATTTGTTCTGCTGTTATCATATTGCTTATTTAACTAGGTTATAAAATCCACCAAACTTCGCCGCTTCTGTTCGAGCTTCGTCTTCACTATTCACTTGAGCCACTAGGTTAGCTCGTTTATCAAAGACTCGATAAGATACTTTTACTACTTCACCCTTTTCTACTTGTGCCTCTACTTCTTTTGGTAACTCATCGAGTACCACGCCTTCTACTTTCTTTGCCATAATTATATTTGATTAGTTGGTAATGGTAATTCTTGACCAGGGAGTTGTGCTTGTCCCATCATCCCTGAGGCTAAGCCCTGAGTAGTTGGTAAGCCTTCGCTGGCCAACTGTTCATTCATTTGAATATTCATATTTCTCGCTATGATTTCATCAAGTGAATCGATGTAAGCAAAGATTCTGTTGGCTTGGTCTAGGGTGATATTTTCTTGCTGATCACGTAGATAATCAACCATCTTTTGTTTGTAGGCATTGTTTGCCACTTCGTTTGGTTCAATATCTTCATTGGCTAGCAAGGCTTCGATGTCCCTAGCACACTCACTCATTATCTCTGCGTTAGTGTCATTTTTAGTGTCTAACATACGTTTTACTTCGTCAATATTAAAGCCGGCAATGGTCGCTTCCATCTCTCCGATTACTTTTTGGTTGTAGTTTACATCTCCAACCTTAGTTGATAAGAAAGTAAGTTTGTTTTTCTTTTGAGTTGTCTCCATCGTTTCCTCTGTTCCTACGGTAGTAACAACGACATTAAAATCAGCGTTGCGCTTGATGTCTTTCTTCGACACTTTCTTAAACTCAATACCGTTAATACCAATCATCTCTACTGCCACTTTGCCAGTCATGTGTTCGTCTAGTCCGTTCATGTATAACTGAGCAAAGCGTTGTTGACCATCTGCTTCACTGTCTCCGATAAGAGAGAAACGGTCTGAGGCATTTTGTTGATTGCCTTCGTAAATTCCCACCTTATCTTCAGTAGAGAGTCCACGTGTACCAGCATTGACACCTGAGTTAGTATCTACAATCGCCCCCAACTTGTCATACACTTCAATCGAGGTTGAGAGTGGAATGACTGGAAAGAATTTCACTGCTTTGTTGATGTCTATTCCCTCCTTAACTGGCATCAGTCCGTCTTTACGGAACTTCAACAGCGCTGGATTCTTAATAGCGGAAACATCAAACGCTTTCATTGGTCGGTTGATAGCTTCACCGTTGTCTAACATCTGGTTAATTGAGGTGGACTTAGCCATGATTACTTCACGTACTGTAGCGAGTGGTGCTGGTGTCCAAAACTGGCTAATCTCTGGGTAAGCGGCCACTGAGAAGAATGGATATAGATTAGTTGCAAAGATACTCTCTAGTTCTTGTATTCTGACTGCCACACCTCCACCCTGTTCAGTGACCAAACAGTAATAACGTGTCCCCTCGTAGGTGGTATACCACTCCCAGAACTTCCAGCGGTCTTTGGCGCTGATAACCGTGTCGTTAGCAATTAGTTTTACCCAGCGTGATTCTGCTTCTTTTTCTTCATTGGTCTTTTCACCTGTAGCGGTACTTGAAATAAGTTGGTCGGATTCTGTGCGTAAGTATAAGCCAGTGCGTACCCCTTCTTGGATTTGCTTTTTAGTCTTAATGATTCCACCACGCCCCATGTTAAAAGCTTTCTCGATGTCAGTTCCACCAACTGAGGGGTCGATAAGAAATTGGTAGGCCGATACGTTGGTTAGGTGTGAGTTGTAGCCACCGATAGAGTCAGCGTGATACTCAAAAATATACCGGCCATATTGAATAAGTTCTGTGCGAGCCAACATAACTTTATAGTTCCAGCGCCCGAGCTTTGCGTCTTTCTCTTTAATGGCATTAGCAATCTTAGCTGGCTTTAAGTCGGCCTCATCGCCTTTCTCATACTTGAAATTGTATGGTGAATTGATTTTAGAGAGGAAAGTGTTAACAAACGACACTCCCTCACCTAAATCTACGTTGTTACGCTCGCCATCTGATAGCATTTTCTGTAAGACCAGCTCATTTTTCTTCCATTCGGCCAATACTCCTTGTTTAGCTTTGCGGTTAAAGGCAATCTCTTCTAAACATTGAGCGGTAATATTGTCTCTAAGTGATTTTTTCATTAAAAAGTGAAGCCGTTAGCTAACATTTGTTATAATGTTGATATTATAACACATCATTTATACATCAAGTCACTATTTTTGAGTTCGTTAGCTTCAAAAGCATCGTAATCGAAGTCACTCACTTTGTTTTTCACTAAATCAGTGATGGCATATCTAAGTGCGTCACCAGCATGGTCATATCCTGACTCCGGTACGTTTGGAGAAAGTGTTTGTCCGTTCCTATCTGTGCGCCATAGATAATTATTATATTCTTTACGGATATTATTACTCCGGCGTGTGTATGAAATACGCTGGTCTTGTACCAACTGAATACCTTGTCGGATACTATCAGCTCCTTTTTGACAAGCTACGATTGAAATGCCGTAGCCGGCTATGTCATCAATACTTTTAGGTTCCGCACAATCTGCTATTGTGAGGGCTTTTTGAGGTTGAGCTAATAGAATATCTGCTATCTGTTTGTTTGATAATCCCTTAGTGTAGGTTATCTCGTCTAGTATCAATCCCCCATTGTGCCTGTAGACGGCTACAATGGCTGTAGGGTCGCAGTTATGAACTAACACACTATCGGCAAAAAACTCATGTTCTCCATCGATAGATAAATCATAGACTAACTCTTTATCTTTTAGACGCTGTAAGGATACTTGCACACTTTGTAGAGCATGAGTTTCTTTTGTAGTATGAGGATGATATAAAACTTGTTCCGCAGTTTTCACAAGTATATTCTTTTGTTGATTCTCTTGTGTTAGCTTTCTTTCGGCACAATGCGCCACAGAACTTCTGGTGCGTATTTGTTGGGTTGATTTCAATACCGCACTCACAACATGCCTTAATCCTTTCACTCGCTGTTGCAATACTTTTTTCCCTCCTTGACTGCCAATTATCTCTAGTAAATCCATATCTTGACCGGATTTCATCCATTCTCTCCTTTGAGATTTTTTGTAGTGTTTGATGTATTTCTGCGTGATGGCTGTTTGATACAGCGACAAGATTTTCGATATTATTATTAAGAGGGTTTTCATCAATGTGGTGAATAGCGTACTTCTCTGGTATCTCTCCCATAAGTTTTGTGTAGATGTCCCGATGTAGGATTCTGGTTTCAAACTTTCCTTTTGTTTTTCTTTTCCAATAGAAATAGTTTGGGTGTTTCCCATTTGGGTATCTTCTATATATTCTCCCATCAAATTCTGTTTCAATACGCATATAGTTTCTTTTTCATTAAGTTCGCAAACTTCTTTCCAGCCATTAGTAGTAAATATTCTGTGGTCTCCTGTTACTATTATAGGCTTTTGCAATCCAAAGTCAAGACTATACACCTCTCTATATCCATTATTTATAGACTGGTTTACTCTTCTAAAACCCTTTGTCGTCAAAACAAAATCACCGACATTAACGGTGTCTATCCTCTTACTGCCGTTCTCTGTAGCAACCATCGTTCCACCCCCAAGGCATGTATACCCGAAATCCATCCCGTAACGCTCTAGTACTGCTTCGTGCGGTACAGCGTCAATTTCAAGCCAATTACTGTATATTCTACCTTCTTGCGAAGATGGTTCACCAAGCCACTTTTGTTTATATAAAGCTGGTCGGTTGTCTCTATCGTCTTCCATTTCATCAAAGATAACTTTAGCCATCCAGCCGTACTTGATAGCGATGTCATAATTAACATTTATCAAAAGAGAGTTGGGTCTGCCTTCGATTACTAAACGTCTATGCACAGGGTCTTCTTCAAGTAATCGGTTATAAGTCCAAATTATCTGAGAGCCTTTTTCTCGAATAGTTGGTGTAAGTATTTCTATTGATGATTGAGTAATCGTCTGAGCTTCTTCTACCCAAGCAATGTTTACTCCTTCGATTGATTTTATAGACTGTTCGTTATGGTGCAATCCTTTAAAAATAAACTCCGAGCCAGTTTGTGAGTTAACGATAGTCTTATCAGTAACTTTAAAATCAGTTAACTTATACAAGTCAATCAAATCAGCTAGTAGTTGATGTGATGATTCAGCAATAGAGTTCTGAAACTCACGAGCGCAAAGGATACGTGTCTTTGCCATTCTTGCTTTGATTAGCAAGTAGCGAGCTACCGTGTGTGACTTTAGGGATGATCGCCCACCCCAGACAGCAGCTTCTCGCCAGTCATCATCTAACAAGCGTTCAAACTCCTCTGGTATTTCAATTACTGTTTGCTCCATTATCTCGTAAGATTTTAACTAATAGTGGGGTAAACTTATTACCGTCATCATCTTCTAGGATAGTTCTCTGTGTAGCTTTTCCAAATAACTGCTCCCAACAGAATTTAATCATATCCTTGTCTGGTTTGATTCCTTGTTCTAGGTCTCCAAAAGCTAGTAACTTTGCATTAGCGATAAGCTCATCCCTTTCCGCACCATTAAAAAAGTCAGTAACACGCAGTTTATTAGAAGAGCCAGTCTTTCTACCAGCACCTTCTCTTTCGCCTCCGTTCTGATTTTTATTCAGTTTGACAATTTCAGTATTCATACGTCAAGTATACACTATTTTATATTTATACCAGCAGAGAGAATCGAACT